GTTGTTCCTTCTCCTTTGACTTACCCGTGGTGAGGGCCGTGCCAGCCAGCGAGCCTGTCCTGATAGGCAAGGCCCTCATCGATGGGTTCTTCCATAGACTCATTAGGGCAGAAACTGTCGGCGAAGGTTACTTTACCGCCATCCTCTAGTTCGGCCTTGATATCTTCGATGTCGTCGTATCCCTCCTCAGCTTCGCCGTTCGCGACTGCGTCCCGGTATTGATCCCTGATCTCGCTCTCAAGAATACGCTTGCGGACGGGGTGGACGATATAGTGCATAGTCTGTGTCATTTTAAGGTCCTCCGCTCAGTTAGTGATCCTACTACAATAAGCTTTTTTCCTTTCCAGGTCTCCCCTGGCTTATATACGGTAGCCAGCTTGATTTCCTCGGCGAAATCCTCAAGAATTTTGACGAGTTGTCGTTCAAGGCGTTCCCATTCCTTAGGTTCGTCTCCGTAGAAGGGACCGCTTTCGCGTTTAATAGCCAGCCACCGGTGACGCTCGGTCACGAATGGACGATCCCGTGGCACGTCCCATATTAAATCCATGCATATTTCCTCCGTTAGAGTGAAACCTCCCTATTTTTAATTATGACATCGTTATACATTAGATGCAATACACTTTGTTTCTAGCATGACATCATTGTGAATGTATGTATGTATGTATGTATAGGCACCCCCCCATGACGTGTCATTGGGCGGAGTGGCTGGACGGCCCCTTCTTAACCTTATATACAAAAAAAATATGTATAATAAGGCATTCTATATAGGGGTCTTTCACTTCTATTTAATTTGGATTAGATATGAAAGGCATGTATGGGGGGAGAGCTATACATTCATACATACATACATACATACATATATACATACCCAGTTATATGCCCCAAAGCCCTTGCATACATTTTGCACAATGCGTATGGATAAAGCATGAGCAAAAAACCCTCCATTCCTCTGCCCCCCATCCTCTCCTATAGTATCTCTGACCTCTGGGATAGAAATATATCGGAGGAGGTGCGGGATAAGATGGAACGTATGAACTACGCTGTGCAGAAAGAGAAAGATGACACTGAGCAAGGAAGCAGTAAGTCATAAGAAAAGAACTATGAGCAATAATATGCTGGAGGGTATATCAGCTATTGCTGCTTTTATAGGTAAAAGTCCCAACACAGTTGTATCGTGGATACTCAACGACGGGCTACCTGCAACTAAGACACGCCAAGGCAGATGGCTTTCTCATAAAGGATTGATATTACAATGGATCTATGCAGGACATCAAGCAGAGGTGCGCCACAGAGCTGGCTTTGCTGTAGAACCCGAGACGATAGATGCCCTAGCAGAGAGGATGGGTGTTTCTGCGGAGGAGGTGCGATCTATGAGAGAAGCTATATATGACAGTGATCATAAAGAGGGAAAGAAATATAGAAAGGAACGCTCGTAATGCCTATTACTAAAGCACCTGCTAAGAGGATGTTTTCCCAGAGTGATCTTATTGAGGAGTTCAAGGCATACTCCCGTCTGCCGTTCATTGAAGTTCTTGCTAATATGATGAACTGTATGCCTACACCTGAGAGCCTGGAACGCTTTGCTAATGAGTATCCAGATAGATGGGCGAATGCAGTTAGTACCATGTCTCGTCTTGCTGGTTATCACGACAAGCTGGAGATAACAGGTAACGTTATGTTAGAGGTGCAAGGGATGGGTGATGCTGAACTCATAGCTAAACTGAGCGAGCTAGACGATACTCTCAAGAGAATGGAAGAAGGGAAGATGCTTGAGGGAAAAGAAGTAGAATATATGGATGTATCTTCCTCACAAGAAGAACAAAAAAATACCCTTACTCCTTCGCAAGAGTAAGGGTATTCTTTTTAAGTAGTTATATTCAGTATAGATACAAATAGCATCGCACAGGTGGCAATAAATCCGAAGATTACTAATCCTGGCACGTGCCATCCGCCTTCCTCCTCTGCTAAAGATAGAAGAACAAGGGTGATCCCTACTAGTAGGGCAGCAGTAACCGTAAGTTCCAGCATCTGTTTTAACTCCTATTCAGTAAATGCCGTTAGCCATATTGTGAGTTCCCATCGCAAATCACCATTGTCGTCTATGCCATAAACAGCACGATAATCATCAATAGCTTTTTGCTT